GCAACATTGCTGTGCGAACGCGCCCGATCTTGTCGCGCATTGCGTAATAGCGTTTGTATACGTCAGGATCCCCATCGCCACTGTCAAACCCGCCCGACGATACTGCAAGGCACGACTTGCTTTCCGCAATTCCGATTTCAGCTTTATAGGCGGCATAGACCTGCGAGAAGTCGCGGGCTGCCTGCTCTTGCTGTGGTGTAATGTGGCCTTGAACCAGCAACCGCCCGATCATATCGCACGACCTGTCAACGTATGGCCCAACTGTGTCTTTGCTTGGCGATGCCCAGTTACCGCGCGCCAGACGCTCGCTTGTTGGCGTTTCGGTAGGGTTGTGACCCAATGATGCGACAATGCCCTGTGACGGCTTGTTTGCGGCCTGTGGCGTTGACTGCGCCCGCTTGTTGCGTAGTTGCTGCGCTTTGGTTGTCAAGTGCTGGCCTTACCTGATTTGGGGAGGTTTTGTCGTGGCCCGCCCAAACTGGGAGGAAAAGCGGGCCACTAGCAACAAAGAAAGGAACAATGACGATCCATGCACCTAATTTGCATCATTCCTGCGATAGTGTCAAGGCTTATCAATCTCCACCATTTTAACAGACGTGCAATCAACCACACCGTCAATGGTATCATATGTCATCTTATGTGTGTCTTGTTCGCACTCCATGAAGGCCCAAAATAGTTCATGCCTGCCGAAAATTTCATGCGTCACAACAACAGGGTCCGCAGGTTTTACGCGGTATTTTGCGCAGTCATACCAGCCTAACTTGTGATCCATATCAACCCACTTATCCCTTGATCTGCTAAACAGTTGAATGGTTGCCCCATTGTGTTCGGCCAGCAGCAAAGCCCCTTGCGCCTCTGGCGTCATGTCACCCCAACTCAAATATCCGTCATCTGCGTCTGTTGATCCGGCTCGTGATACTAGTTCCCATGTTGCGCTACGGCCGTTGTAACCGCCTTTGATAGTAAGTTCCTCGTTAGCGTAACCAAGAAAATATTTTCCGCCAGTCACATAAAGACTAGAATCTAGATCATCAACACAGCGCACCGTATCGCCTACGTTGTACCCCAGCTCTGCGAATGTTTTATTCATTGTTTTGCCCTTTGCTTCATAATAATAGTCTTACTGTATTCGTTTAGGTAAGCCTCCGACGCAGCATCCCGAGCATCGCAAGCAGCATCAAGAGCATCAGCAGCTTTTTGGCAATCACCCCTCAATTTCTCAAGTTTAGTCATTGTCTTTCCCCTTTGCCTTATTGCGTGCGTTTTGCTTTAACATGGCATATGACCTCGCGCCAAATACGCACGTTGGATTTGCTGCGGACCAGATGGACACCGACGAAGGCGATACCCCAGCTGCGATTGCTGTTTCCTTCTTTGTCATACCCTTGGCCGCGCACTCGCGGTAAAAAACGCCGATGTTTGGGTCGATCTGCGGCATCCTTTCGTCCGGTTCAATGCCGAGAGTAATGCAATCTGTGCGGATTGTGCTTTTAGATGCGCCGAGAACCTTTACGATTTCTGTTGTTGTCGCACCTGCCGCGACCAGCTTGGCAACTGCCCTGCGGCGTGCTTCCATTTTCTGCACTACGTCTGCGATTGTGTTGACTTTCTTTTGAGCCTTTGGGCGCTTGCAGGCGATAGGCGCACTTAGACGCACAACAGGCACCGATTGCGCCCTGGCGTATGCCTTGCGCGCCTCAAGGCTTGCTACGGTCGCCTCATGGCTTGTGTAATCAATTGGCGGCAGCGTGCTAAACGGGAATATGTTCTGCACGGTGCGGGTTAGGAATGTTTGCATTATTTCGGTTCCTTTGCTTCGGTTGCTTTTTGTGCGGCTTCGGTCATTTCGTAAAACTTGCGATAACCGTCAAGCGGGATCCAGCCCCGCACTGCGACGTTGCCCGCTTTGACGTTTGCCCGTTCTTTGGCTTTGGCTGTCTGCTTCACTCGATGACCTCCCGAACGTGAATAGCGTTAAAACAGCGTCTACTATCAACGCACAGAACGCCATGTTCATTTGCCGTAATCCAAAACTCGCGCGGCTCTTTGTGTTCCTTGGTTACGCGGAACAGCAACGGTTGTTGCCAGTCAAATCCTGACATTCTTACGTTTTTGTATACCGTCCCATCGTAATAGGTCAGATTTCCAATTGACTGTTCATGCACAGGGCATTCCCCGCCGCTCCATCCGTGCCATTGTCCGTCGTTGTAGTTTGTCATTTTTCGGTCCCTTGTTTGTGTTTCTATAATCACCCTACGCCGTGCGTCGCGTAGCGACAACCCCTAATATGCGGTTATTTGACTTTTACACATTTACACAAGGTTTACACACACGTGATAAAAGTTAAGACCTAGAAAACAAAAGAGAAAAAGCCACTTTTATACATTTATACATATATCTATATATATATATATATAATTAGAAAGATCGTTCAGTCTCTTTTCTGGCTCTTTTTATCAGTCTAAGGGTGATAAATGTGTAAAAGTGTAAAAGTCAGATTTATTCTTTATAAACAAGGGTTTAAACTTTATTATCGTGTGTAAAGTATGCAATGCCATGTGTAAAAGTGGAGTCCGTAAACAAAAAAAGCGAGGCAATAGCCCCGCTTTATCGAATTTTGCAAGATAATCAAATGTCAGGTTGTTTTCCAAACAAACACTTCAACCTTTTTGTGTTTCCGCCCAGTCGCCTCTTTTTTAACCATTCCACGCGCCTGAAGATCCAGCATCATGGTCTCAATTGTCAGCCTGTCCACCCGTGAACGGTTCGCCAAGACGTTTGTTGAAGCGCCTGTATCTGCATCAATATAGCCCATCAGCCGCGCCGCCAATGCCTCTTGCGGCTTGTCTTTTTGGTTGTCGTTTGCAAAGACCAGCGCGACCTTGAAATCCATTTCGTCCTTCACATAGGCCAGCGCCCAGCGAACATGTTCTATCGTCCTGCGCCCGTCCGGGATTGCCAGAATAAAACTGACCTTGGCAATAAGTTCGTACCCGCGCCGAATCATTGCAACAGACGCTTCGCCCGTTTTTTCGCCCATGTGGTCCGCATAGTCGATCAGCCATTCGTTGATGTTGACAAGCGCCGCGGCTGCATCGTCGTCCGTCTTGACCAGAAAACGCTTGCCTGCGTGTTCAACGCGCGCGCCTTCGTTACCGTACAAAACTCCCAATCGGCCTGCCATCATCATTGGCATTTCTTTACGCTTAAAGCCCTTGCGCGCGCGCGGGTTGATGTCGCGCTCGTTTACAATAATTGCACGCCCGACAAAACCTTGAGTGGCGGTTTCGCCGTCCATAATTCCGTCGAACGTGCTGGGCGTTGTAAACCCGATCAGCGACAGGAACGGGCGCTCAAGCCCGCTGTCAATCATGCTTAACATGCGCTCGGCCTCCCTGATTCTGTCCGTGTCGTCATTGTCTTGCGCCTTAGATAGCTGGCCCACATATATCTTGCGCAATTCCCGCTTTGTGTCACCGCTTAAAAGAAAGCGACTGTTTGCTTTCGAGTAGGCGTTCATAATGATCGCAAACACGCCTTCCAAATAAGACGCCCCGCCGCGCTTTTGTGCGTTGCGAACCTTGCCGAGAAAGATGCCGATTTCGTCAATGTTGTAAAACGCGGCCTGGTGTTCGATCAGATTGCGCGTGATTTCTTGTTCCGACTTGATGCCGCCCTGCAGTGCGCCTTGGATGCCAGCCGCGATGTGCAGTTCTGTAAAAGCCTGCATCACGGCTTCCTTGCCGGTAGATGATGCCGCGACACAAAAGGCCAGCATATTTGCTGTGACCGCGTTTAATTCATCCTCGTGCGACATGCCGCCGATGTTGGCGATTGCGCATAGGCCAGACGCAACGGCCAAGCGCCTGCGCGGGTAGCGGCACTGACTGTCAATCCAGTCCACCACCTGCCCGACAAAGCCCGGCGGCGTTAGCAGATCCACCGCCGACACGTCCAGCGGCATGTTTAGCCCGTCGTCAACTTCGACGTGTTCGGGCGGGCTGCGAAATTCATCCTGCACAAGCCCGAAATCTTGATCAGTTTTTAGGGTAATTGCGTCATATTCTGCAATGGCCGCGATCCGCTTTTCTGCGTCGCTGTCGTATTTCCTTTCGTCAAACTCTTTTTCGCCTTTTGGCGCATAGTCCGCCATGTTCCATATGTTGCTGTCAGTCATACCTGCGCACCTGCCCAATTTATAAATGCGGCTTTGTCGTCGTCGCTTAGACGCCGAAAACATTCCGCCATTGTAATCTTTGTCTGCTTTGTTGTCATTTCAGTTTCTTTCAATTTCAACGCAGACGCAAGAAAGTATGCGGCCAGTTCGTCCGGGCTTGCAAGATCCGCCCAAAACATTGCGTCGCGCCGGACCTGTTCGGGAAACATAGACACGTCTGGAAAGCTGGCCCCATGATGTTGCAACCATTCCGAAACCGTCAGCACGGCTGTTTTTTTGTCAATGGTTGCGCAATCACTTAGGCCAAGCCATAGCAATTCCGCACGCCTTTCTTTTGTTATTGCCATCAACGCACCCCCAGCAAATAATCGGACAACGCAGATATAGTGGCGTAGCGCGGGCTGGCCTGCTTGCCGTCGCGTATGTCTGCAATTGTTTTAACAGACAGGCCCGTAGCCGCCGCGACCTTTACAAGCACACGATCTTGTAGCTTCGCTTTTATTTCATCTAGATATAGCATATGTCACCTTTGTTTGCTGTATTTCTTAAATTAGGTATTGCACATGACTGGCATTAAGTGCAATACCTGATTTGCGGGATAAAAGAGCGAACCCGCCGCTCGGGCCAATGCGCCAAACAAAGGAAAAACAAAGTGAGTATCTTAGATCAGGCAACAGTGCCGACATCGGGACCGCAAGTCATATCAATCTGCGGTGATGCGGGTACAGGCAAAAGCAGCCTTGCGGCGTCATTTCCCAAGCCCATCTTTATTCGCGCCGAGGATGGTGTAGCGCGTATCCCCGCATCATTCCGCCCCAGCGCGTTGCCGCTGATTGAAAATTCCGATCAGCTTTGGGAACAGATCATCGCATTATTGCGCGAAGAACACGATTACAAAACAGTCGTTTTTGACACCGTGTCTGCGTTAGATCGTATCTTTGTTCAAGACGTTCTTAAAAGCGACCCAAAAGCAAAGGCGCTTAATTCGTGCCTTGGTGGTTACGGTGCAGGCTTTAACGCGCTGTCATCAATGCATCAGCGGGTGCGCAAGGCCGCAGAACATCTGCGCCAGAAACGCGGAATGAATGTTGTCTTTATTGCACACGCAGAAATCGGCAACGTGTCACCCCCAGACGGTGAAGATTATTCGCGCTATTCTTTGCGGATGACGCATCATAAATCGCTGCCACCATACATTGACGACGTGGACGCCGTTGGTTTCTTACGTCAACAGATGGTTGTCAAAGGCGACGAAGGTGAGCGCAAGCGGGCGATCAGCATGGACGGGCGCGAACTGGTTTGCCACTTGACAGCAAACAACGTGTCAAAAAACGCATATGGCATTACGCAGCCCGTGCCTGTTAAGCTGGGCGTCAACCCACTTGCCGCGTTTATCCCGACAGGAGACCCGCAGCCCGGATTTGCCGCGCCAGATCCAGACACAGCCGAAACCACAAACCAAACCGAAACACACAACGAGGAAACAACGCAATGAGCTTTTGGGATTTATCAGACGGTGAAACCGCAGCCGATACATCAAAAGAATACGAGATCCCTGGCGGATCAATTGAACCAATCCCGAACAATTCGGACGTGTTGGCAATTATTGACCAAGCGAAATGGGCCAACAAAGACAAAGACGACAAAAACAGCCCTGCATATATCGAATTGCGGTGGTCTGTCATGGCCCCCGAATCTGTCAAAGGCCGCAAGGTGTTTCATAAATTGTGGGTAACTGATTTTGATCCAAACGCGAAGGACGACACCAAAGCCAAGGCCAAGCGCGACAAGGCGCGGCGTATGCTGGCGGCCATTGACGCAAACGCGGGTGGCAATCTTACCCGCACCGGCGAACAGCCAACCGACGAAACCTTGACGCTGCATCTTTCTAACAAACCGATGGTTGTCAAATTGATGGTCTGGTCGATGAAAGGCAGCGACGGAACCGATATGGCGGGGAATTGGGTTAGTGCGGTTTCGCCGTCTGACAAGCCATTGCAGATAAGCAACGAGCCTTTGCCTAAGAAAAGCCAAGCGCCTGCAAGCGGCGGTGGCAGTGGCACATATGGCGGTGGATCGTCTGTTGCCGACGACGAAATACCGTTTTAAGTTTAACGCAACAAAACCAGCGGCGCACAATCAACGCGCCGTTGGTCAACAGCAACAAAGGAAAACACAATGAC